CTTTTATATAACAAAAAAGGTTTAGGAGTCCCTTGTCCGTTGTCATTTTTTTAATTTTTTTTCTCTAGGAGTCCCTGGTCCGTTGAAAAATTATATATAATAAAAAGGTTTAGGAGTCCCTGGTCCGTTGAAAATTTTTATATATGAAAAAAATCTGCCTCACCTGTCAAAGGGAGCTCTCCGAAGAGGAGTATACAGGCAAGAGAAATGTCTGTAAGCGCTGCACCTCCTTTCAAAGAAACAGAACAAGAAGCAGTAGTCCTGAAGCTTATTTAACTGTTGTCTGTGCAAAACTAAAAAGTGCACGAAAAAACATGGAATGGGAGCTAGATATGGAGCATATTAAAAGCCTTTGGCAGCAGCAGCTAGGAAGATGTGCATTGTCTGGTGTCTTTATGACGTGGCACGCTGGCGAAGGTAAGCAGGACCTCAATGTCAGTATTGATAGAAAAGATCCTAACAAAGGGTATATAATAGGTAACATACAACTAGTAGCCCAACGAGTGAACACCATGAAACACACCCTTGGAGACAGCGAGTTTTACTGGTGGTGCAAAAATATCGCGTATAATAAAGAAAGGAAAACATGACCTTAATTAATACTGATAAACTAACAGAAAAATACCCCGAAGCCGCCCGCGAACTGCTCGAACTAACGGAAGCATTAAAAGTCAAAGAGCTGCAACGCAATGGTGCGGAAAGTTTTTTGACCTATGTCCGTCATATCTGGCCAGATTTTATTGAAGGGCGTCATCATCAGATATTTGCTGAAAAGCTTGAGAAAGTAGCACGCGGAGAACTCAAGCGTTTGATCGTTAATATGCCGCCAAGACATACAAAAAGTGAGTTCGCAAGCACTTATTTTCCTTCTTGGGTGCTGGGCAGGAATCCGAAACTTAAAGTCATGCAGATTACCCATACTGCTGAACTTGCTTTTCGTTTTGGTCGACGCGTCAGAGATATTATTGATTCGGAAGAATACCAGGGAGTTTTTCCAGGAGTAGCTCTAAAAGCCGATTCAAAAAGTGCCGGACGCTGGGAAACCAACGTCGGAGGTGAAGCGTTCTATTCAGGAATTGGCGGAGCGGTCACTGGTCGGGGGGCGGATCTCCTAGTTCTCGATGACATCCATTCAGAACAAGACGCACTTAGTCCGACGGCATTGGACAATGCTTGGGAATATTATTCCTCCGGTCCGCGCCAACGGCTACAACCAGGGGGTGCCATTGTGATAGTAATGACTCGCTGGGGGACCAAGGACTTAACAGGAAGACTCTTGAACAAACAAGCCGAAGACCATGCCGATCAATGGGAAGTCGTAGAATTTCCAGCAATTTTCCCTGATTCCGGCAAAGCCCTATGGCCCGGATACTGGAAATTGGAAGAACTTGAAGGAGTCAAAGCTTCGTTGCCGGTGAGCAAATGGGAAGCACAATGGATGCAAAACCCGACATCGGAAGAAGGAGCGATTTTGAAAAGGGAATGGTGGAAAAAATGGAGCAAAAAAGAAGTTCCGGAAATGCACTATGTAATACAATCCTATGATACGGCTTTCTCCAAAAAGGAAACAGCGGACTTTTCAGCAATTACAACCTGGTGCGTGTTCCAGCCGGAAGAAGGCTCGCTGCGTCCGGCGTTGTTACTTTTAGATAGTAAAAAAGGGCGTTGGGATTTTCCTGAACTCAAGCGGGTTGCATACGAACAATATACTTATTGGGATCCGGACACCATTATTGTTGAAGCCAAAGCTTCCGGTATGCCACTAACTGATGAATTACGCCAGGCAGGAATCCCAGTAGTGAATTATTCCCCTGGAAAAGGACAAGACAAAATTGCGCGGGTAAACTCGGTAGCACCTATTCTGGAAGCAGGCATGGTGTATGTTCCTGAGACCCGTTGGGCGGAAGAACTGGTCGAAGAATGTGCAGCGTTTCCCCATGGGGATTATGATGATTTGGTAGATTCAACCACACAAGCACTATTGCGCTATCGACAGGGGGGATTTATTGGGTTAGAATCAGATTATGATATGCAGGACAATGCTCCGCGCAGAATCAAAGAGTATTACTAATCGGGAGAAAACAATGTCAGTAAAAAAAGGCGAAGTAATCAAGGACCAAGGATTTGTTCCTTATGCCAAACAGAAGAAAATGGCAACCTCCAAGGGTCCCAAACCAGGAGCCGGCAAAGGTAAATCAAGAGGCGGAGGCATCGCTAAACGCGGTACTAACTTTACAGGCGTATACTAATGATAACTAAAGGTATCGCCAGGCTTCTTCCGGAGTTAATGAAGAAAGCCAAAGGAGCAACAAGTCCTGCTACGCAAGTCAGAAACACGCAGAGCGCTAAACTCATGGCGCAAGGAAGCAACAGGATAAAAAAGCATTATTCTGATGCGTTTAACGAAGCAAGAGCAAGAATTAACAAAATGGACATGTCTCCCGCTCAAAAAGACGCGGCCGTAGAGAAGCTTAGAACGTTTATGCGGAACCAACATTCCGAAGAAATGATGAGAACAGCGAATTTAGGAGACTTTGCTGTAACACCGCTTCCAGCTCTAGTAAAGCAAGGACTCGCATTTGCTACGGGTGGTGCACTTGGCTATGGCGTAGGCGCAAATAAAAATGCGATTGTGGACATGTTGAAATCAACAAAGCTTCCTACTCAACAGGACCTTGGAACAGACTATAGAGGAATCGTTGGAGAGCTTGCTTTTGATAATGAGGAGCCAGAATTTGACTTAGCCCTTGACGAAGAACCCCTTGAACAAGGAGGAATAGGAGATCTATTGTTCTGGAACAGAATATTTGGGAACTAACTAATGGCCAACCCAATAAAAATAGGGCAGGGAATTGCGACTCTGATAAAAAGAAAGAAGCCCAAGTCCCGATGGGACGAGATAGAAGAAGCTGCAAACAGAGAAATGAAAGAGGCTATGGAGGCCTCCCTGAAAAAAACAGACAAAATGATGCGGGAAGGTAAAACCGGACAATTCATTGGTAAAAACAGAAGTGAAGCGAGTTTTGGAAAAAAATCCCAACGCCCTTGGGAGCAAAACTATAGCCGTTATGACCAAGCAAGTCTTGTTGGTACTGACCTTCCTTATAGACTAAGATCACCAACGCAACAAGCGGCAAGAGAGCTTCTTCAAAGATCTATTAAAACTCTACGACCAAATATTACGGACTCAACTGCTCAAACATACGCACAAAATATGCTTACCCGACTTCGCAGGTCTCAGCAAGCGGCAATAGAAGCTAGAAAAGTCAATAAAGTTAAAGAAGCAATAGAGTGGGAGCGCTTGGCAAAAGAGACAAACAGTGAAATTACCAGCATAATAAAACAGGGTGGAGTAGCGCTTGGCACAATTCCAGCCGTTGCAAAAATGGCAGAAGCAACTATGATGCCAGAAGACCCAAGTTTCGGAGAACAAACAGCAGAATTTTTAATGGATTACTTACAACCCCTTCCTAGAGAATTTGGGAGAACAAATTAATGGCCACAATTGGCGGAAATAAACCGACGAACATAGATCGTATTGCTGATCTGATTGACCTAGAAATTGAAGACGGACAAACGGTCGAGATCGAAGAACCATTGCCCATGGACAGTGGGGCTGCTGTCTCTTTTATAGAAGACGGTTCAGCTGAAATAAATTTTGATCCCTATGGCATGGAGCAGCAACAGCAGCAGGTTCCTTTTGAGGCTAATTTAGCGGAACACATAGATGATTCAACCCTTGGTCTGATAGCCAATGACCTAGTTGGAGATTTTGAAGATGACCATGGCAGTCGAGCGGATTGGGAACAAACCTATGTTGAAGGCTTGGATCTCCTTGGATTCAAATATGAAGACCGTGAGCGACCGTTTCCGGGAGCATCAGGGGTAACCCACCCCCTCCTGGCAGAATCGGTTACTCAATTTCAAGCCCAAGCTTTTAAAGAGCTTCTTCCTTCCAAAGGACCCGTAAAAACCCGAATAATGGGGCTCGAAAACCCTGAAAGTGAGGCTCAGGCACAGCGCGTGCAAGAGTTTATGAACTACCAAATCACTACGGTAATGCAGGAATATACCCCTGAAATGGACCAATTATTGTTTTATTTGCCTCTAGCAGGCTCTGCTTTCAAGAAAGTCTATTTTGACCCAAGCAAACAACGAGCAGTAAGCACTTTTGTGCCTACTGAAGATTTAGTGGTGCCCTATACTGCCAGTGACATTGAAACTTGTGAAAGAGTGACCCATATAGTAAAAATGACCTATAACGAGGTGCGCACACAGCAAGTAGCGGGGTTTTATAGAGACATTTCACTGGAGCCTAGTGAAACGAATATTGCCAGTAAGCCCAAAGATAAAGTAGATGACCTTGAAGGATTAACCACTGGCGTTAACGAAATGATGTATGAGCTCCTAGAGTTTCATGTATCCATGGACATCCCTGGTTTTGAAGATCCCGATGGTTTTCATCTCCCTTATATAATTACAGTTGACCGAACTTCAAATCAAGTTTTAGCGATCCGTAGAAACTATAATCCGAACGACCCCCTGAAAACAAAAATTCAGTTTTTCGTTCATTACAAATTTCTCCCAGGTTTGGGTTTCTACGGGTTTGGACTGATTCACATGATTGGAGGACTTTCCAGAACCGCAACCGGAGCTCTAAGACAGCTC